TCAGTTTGAAGCGCCGTCTTTCGATTCACGCGACACGATCCAGGCCTCGACCTCCGAACGGCGCCAACCGACGCGATTCCCCCCGAGATCCCTGCGTTGCGGAAAAGTGCCCGCGTCCATGCGGCGATAAATCGTCGCTCGAGCGAGGCCGGTGGCCTCACTGACGCGCGGGAGGCGCCAGAGCGCCTCGCCGCTGTGGCTGTAAGTCGTCATGATGCTCCTCCCTCTTTTGCCGGCGGTGGAAGCAAGGCCGGCATGTCTCCCGTTTCGTAAGCCTGCGCGATTCGCGGCCGCACCAACTCGCCAACGAGCTGGCCGTCGGGCATCACGATGTTCGCCAGGAACTCGCTCTCAAATGTGCTGATGCCGACCTCGACCGCTTCGAGCTTGGCCTTGATGACGAGCAGCAACGCCCGCCATCGGGAGCGGCACGCCTGCTCCCATTGCTTGTGCGCCGCATCGGCCGTGCGAAGGCGCTCGTAGCCATGGCCATCCCGATAGGTCGTGAAGGCCTTCTCGGCCGCGTCAGGCAGCTGCAGGTGAAAACGCACCTGCCGATCCGCCATCGTGAACCCGATGAACGCCCGCGTGGCGTCGTAGCCGCTCATATACTGAGCGGCCCCGTAACGCCCGACCAACTCCTCGATCTCCACGCGCGTCTTCGCGATCGGCACCTCGGTGCGCGCTGCATATCTAGCGGACATGGCGCGGCACCTCCTCGGCGAATGGCGCCTGATGTGCGCAGCCGACATCGCCGCGCACCGCGCAGCGCGGGCAAGGTTCGCGGCTCCATGCCGCGCGCCGGGGCGGCGCGGGTCGGCATGCAGCCCGACGCGCGCCCGCCATATGGAGGGCAACCATCATCTTCTCCTCAAATCGTCGAGCAGCACCGCATCAGCGGCAGCAGCAGGCGGGCAGCGACGGCCGCAGTCGCGGTCGCCGCTGCGCGATCTCCGATCACGGGCGTGTCCTCACGGGTAAGTCCGGAAGCTGACGCAGGACTCGCAATCGTCGTTCTCGCCGATCTCCTCGCCGCATTCATCGCAGACGGGCGGCGGAATGCGGCTGAGCCAGGCGATGCCGGCGGCGGTGACCGCCACGGCAATGACGAACCAGATCATGCCCGGCTGTCCTCTCTCGAAAGACCTGGCCTGGACGCATGACGCCCTCGCCTCGGCCTGGTGGTCGCAGGCAGCAGCAGTTGCTGCCCCTGCCCTGGAAAAGCACGATCGAGCGCAAGGCACTCTGCGCAGCGGCAGAAGGCGGCGCGCGGCATTATGGCTGGATCTCGAGCTGGCTTATGTGAACGAGCTTACCCAGCCCGCCGATCTTTCCGTATAGAACTTCGTCGTCGAGGGGCGTGCGCTCACGAAGCGCATAGTCAATGCACGCTGGATTGCCGTCGCAGAACTTCCACGATTTGCCCGCAACGCGGTCCCACCAGTCCTCAACATGGAAGGTGAATCCGCTCAAGGCGCCAGAGCTGATGCGGAGATGATGGCCAGCGTAGGGCGAAGGCTCGGCGTGCATCATTCCATCCCCAGCGCCGCGAGATAGGTCTGGAGGATCGCCTCCATCTCCTGACGATCATGCTTGGGTAGCTTCCGCAGGCTGACGATCTGCCGCATGATCTTGACGTCATAACCGGTCGCCTTGGCCTCGCCGTAGACGTCCTTGATGTCGTCTCCGATGCCCTTCTTTTCTTCCTCGAGGCGCTCGATGCGCTCGATGAGCAGGCGCAGCTGGTCGGCGGCAATGTTGTCGCTCATGTTCAAACTCCGAAGATCGATAGGATGCCCGGCCCGCCAATCGCGAGATCGAGGAGCCAGGCTGCGCCGAGGCCCAGGCCCAGGCCGATGAGGGTGAGGCGCGCCCAGTGGTTGAGGGCGCGGATGGCCTCGGCCGTGCGGTGCGGATCGCGATGCTCGCAGTGGCAGGCGATGGGGTGGACGCGCGCGGGGCGCGGGCGCGGCGCTTGCGCGCTCAGCGGCACTGCGCGCTTCATGCTGCGGCCGACCCGGCGGTGGTCGCCAGCGCGCCATGATGCGCGGTGGCGAAGCGCAGCTCTTCCGCACAGCGGGTGCAGAGATCGTCCTCCGCCCACCCGCATGTCATGTCGCCGTCGCGGCAGGCATCGTGCTGGGTGCAGGCGCAGACCCGGCAAATGGCCGGCGGCGCCTTCTGCGGGTTGTCGATGCATACGCAGAGCTGGATCAGCACTTCGCCGTCGAAGGGATAGAGCTGCTGCAGCGCGACGGCCGTGCCGATGGTCAGCGGAGAAACATCCTGCTCGATGTTGCGCAGCCAGGCCACGCGATCGCGCAGGTTCATCGGATAGGGCGTCGTCTCGATACGGAGCGCGACGTCCTCGACTTCGAGGCCGGCAGCAGCGCGGCGGCGGGCAAGATAGGTGCCGGGGCTCATGGTCATTTGCAGGCTCCAGACAGCAGAAAGCCGCTCCCGGAAGCGATGCTACGGGACGGACGGTGGACAGGATGCAGTGGACGGTGAGCGGCGCTTAGGGCGGTGCGCGCGACTGAACGGCGCCGATGGCATCAGGCGCCTGCTTGGCCCTCTCGACGTGCTCGAGCAGCGGGAGAATGTTCTTCAGTTCATCAAGAGCCTCGATCACTTCCCGCTGCGCGGCACGCCGATCGGCTTCAGTCGCACCGGGGAGAGACAGGCGCACCAACGCGGCCTTCGCCTCCCCTGTCTCCTTCACCACGTTGATGACGCGGCGGAGGATCTCGAATTGGTCGGTGTAGGCCTCCGCGACAGCGGCGCCGAGCATCAGACCATAAACGTCGTAGATCGGGCGGCCCTCGCCGCCGTGCTTCTGGTACAGCAGATCGAGCTTGATGGCAGCAGGCACATTGACCTCGCCATCCTGATCCTCATCGCCCCATTTGCGGACGGTGCGCTCCTCATAACCCACGGCCTCGCCCATGGCCTTCCAGCCACCGGGAACCTGACCAGCGATGCGGGCCAGGGCAGCATCGATGCTGAGCGGGCGACGGATCTTCGTCATGCCGGTGCCTGCAGTGCGCAAGCCGGCGCCAGTCCCTTTGTTGTGGGAGCCGGAGCGCAAGGGCGCCCCTTGCCGGACTGGCGCCGGTCGCGCGACGGACAGCCGGGAGAGCGACCGCGCGCATGGAATGTCATTTGAATGCCGCCAGTCGCGCCGAAACGCGACATGGCAAAAGCCGCGACAGTCTGCCCGATACGGGCACGCGCGAATGGCGTAGCTTTGCCTCCGGAGGTCGGGACGGAAACGCCCCGACCTCGTTCGGCCATCGCGGCTTCGCTGGGGGGGATGCCGCGAAAGATCATCCCCGGACGCCTTCAATCCGCTCAGGCGCAGCACGCAGTGGCTCGCCGGGCGGAGGAACGTCCTCTTTTACTCCGAGGGCCACCGCGATGCGATGGGATTCACCACGAATACAGCGGCGCTTACCGGCAAGAACATTGTGGACCATGTTTGGGCTGAAGCCGTGCTGATTGGCCCATTCGGTGATGGATACGCCCGACGCGTCGAACTGCTGGCGCACCGCGCTGATGCGCTGCGCAAAATTTTCGGGACGCGAGACTCCGGGCACCGTCATGTGGCATGTCACCTTTGCGAGAATCTGTGAGGATAATTCACAATTGGCTGTGAAATGTCAAGCCGAATTCGGAAATGGCTATGAAATTGGCGAGCGACTGCGCGCCACGAGGAAAGAGCTCGCGCTTAATCAGACCGAAATGGCGAAAGTCGGGGGCGTTACGCTCAATACCCAAAGCCGTTATGAATCAGGCGGTTTGCCCACCCTAGATTATTTGCAGCGTATCGCAGGCGTTGGCGCCGACTGGTTTTGGATCATCACAGGCCAGCGAATAGAAGCCGATCCACTCGATTCGCAGACCGCCCAGCTCGTCCAGCTCTTCAAGCCGCTACCGGACTTCGTCAAGTCGATCGCCCTCGCCCAGGTGCGCGTGTTGGCCGATCAAATACCTCCGGAAAATCTAGACACGCCGCCTCCGCCTGATAGCGAGCAGCAGCAGGCGACCATGCACGATCAGCGGCAGGATTATCGACACCAGTAATCATATTGGATCACGAATTGGGGGGCGTGCCGGGGGGCATGAAGAACAGATTAGTCGTTCCAATCGCTGCGGCGGCAGTGATCTCAATCGTGTGCTTGGCGTTAGGTGTTGGCGCCTATCTGGGGGCAGTGAGCGCGGCAAGACTGACCGAATTCACGCTGCTCAGGGATGCAGGCGTAGCATTGCCTGCCAGCGATGCCATGCGCGCTGCGAGAGACCTCGCAGCGCAAGAGGACATGGCACGTTGGGCATTATTGATGCTTGCAACATCGATGATCGGCGTAGCGGTGACCGTAGCGGGAACGGGCGCGGTGGTTATCCAGATCGGTTTAACTCGAAAAGCCCTCGACGCTGCCGAAAGCGCAAATGTAACTAGCAAGGAAATCGGCGAAGCGCAGGTGCGCGCTTATCTAGCCCTTTCAGATTGCACGGTGGTCCTCGAACACGGCAAAGTCAAAGTGCGCTTCAAAATGACGAATGCTGGGCAATCCCCTGCGAATGGCATCGTAAATGAGGTGACTATTTCCATCCACCACCGCAACGGCGATTGGAGCTGGCAAACTTCAAAACGCACTTCGCCAGTCGATATCAGCGCAAACCGAACTGAAGGAATGATCTGTCGTTCTACCGCACAAATTCCTGCTGATCACGCCGCACACTTTCTACAGCCGAGCGCTGCAATAATTAGGGTACAATGTAGAACATACTACAGCGATGTCTTCGGTCATCCGCAGGAGAGCGATTGGTTTTTCGCTACAAAGAAGGAATTAGTGGGGGAAAAAAATACCGTCAAATTGGGACGAATTGTTCCGCCTTCGAAGCCGTGGTTCCCTGTCAACGCGCTGGAAATAAGCGCCGTCCAAGCATCCGAAGGGGATGCGACAGTCTAAGGGTTGTCGCGACCGAAGGGCGGATAACTGCTTTCCCAGCAGCTCAAAACGTAAAACAGGCGAAGATCATTGAATAGCAAGGGATTACCTTTTGGAGTTTTGCGGAAGCGCTTTCGCCGGAAGGTGAGACAAAGAGAAAAAGCGCATCACAGCAGGCGAGGGCAACGCACTTGGTTCGCGGCAAGACCGCGTACGAGCAGCGATTTTTTTCGCTTAACAGCGCCGGTCAAGCTATCTCTCGCAGATGGCCCTCATCGACGGGCGACCCTCGCCTTCTGCAAGCGAATGCGCCAAAAGTATCTGTCGGATCAACGCAATGTGGTCTTGGACTTTTCGCGCACTCGGTACCTCGATGCGACGGGTACGCTAGCCGTCATTGCAGAGATTGATCGTACCCAACGAATGGGCCGATCCGATCTGAGATTCCGAACCAAGTTGCCCGAAGAGAGCGATAAGGAAACGCGGATTGTAAGACAGACCCTCGATCAGATCGAGCTTCTCGCTCGAACGGGCCACCCGCCCATTTACACAGATGAAGAACGGCAGGAATTCGACTCAACCGTCATTAATTGGCGCTACGCAACCGGCACCCGTGTCGACGATCGTCCCAGCGACGTCCTTTACGAGCATGAGGGTCGCCTTGCCCCGGCCCTCCTCAAAGATATGCAAATCGGCCTGACTGAGGCATTGCTGAATTCATTGCATCATGCCTATCAGGGTAGCCGGGATGATGGCTGCCGGGAGTTTCGAGAACGCCGCTGGTGGATGTTCACGCAAGAAGAAGCTGGGATGCTACATGTGATTGCATGCGACCTCGGAATCGGTATCCGGCGAAGCTTGCCAAGAACCTGGGATCGCGGCCTGCTGAAACGAATTACACAGTTCTTCGATCATGAATGCCCTGACGTACGAGCAATTCAAGCAGCTCTTATTTTAGGAGAATCTTCTACGGGAGAGCAACATCGCGGGAACGGGTTGCCCCAAATTTGGAACGCCGTCCGATCCTCGAATGTTGGTGTGGTTGGAATCCATACGGGGAATGGCCATTTAAGTTATAATGCGGACGTTGGCACGCCGGTGACTGGCTACTTTGATAGCGAGTTTTTGGGAACCATCGTGGCCTGGACGGTCCCAATCGAATCGAATCTGCACGAGTGACCATGGAAAAAGCGATGATCAGCATAGCTCAGGATTTTTCGCGCTCTCCGGCGGGGCGCTTCATCAGCGATGGCCCGAACTCAGGCGAGCGGTTTCGTGAGAAATTCCTGGTGCCACATCTAGAAAAGTCACGACAGATAACTGTGGAACTCGATGGCACCCGTGGCATGGGGTCCTCATTCCTCGAGGAGGCGTTCGGCGGCTTAATTCGGCGCGGATATTCACCCGAATTTTTGAAGGATCATATCATCTTGGAATCGCGCGATCGCTCGCTCCAGACCGAGATCCAAGGATATTGGTTCAAGCGGTAGCATGGCAACGCCGCCATCAGGCGTGGTTGACTTGCCGGCATTAGGCTTTGTGGTCACGTCAATCGTTACAGTCGTCGGCTGGTTCACCGTCGCGAAGATGACCGACGCCCGCGATTTCCGTAAGGAAGTTCGAGAGCTAGTCAGCGACTGCCGCGGAAATATCCTTGATGTGATTCAATCCGCGAGGGATTACTGGTTGGGCAATGTCGCTGACGACCGCGCATCTCATGCCGTGTCCTTGAAGGCCAATCTCTTAGCTTTGAGCCGCCAGTTGGAATTGCTCGAGCATGTGGGGCTGGCTGTCGACACCGGTTTACTCGTAGCGGTCCGCCAAGCCGCCACTAGCGGAGACTTTGAGAAAAAGGGTCGGCGCAAGTCCGCTGCAGATACGGTTAGGATTGGAGAGCTTGCATATTGCGCTCAAGATTTAATGAGCGCGATCAACCTAGCATTTTACTATAAATACCCCCCACCTAGCAAAAGTTCGAGATGGCTGCGTTGGATACCCTTCGGAGGGATATTTTTGATGCCCTCAGACAGCCGTTAGCGCCTCCAGACCGGCTTTGCTCCAAGACGCCCGCCAATGTTGCGTGAGGTTCCGCGCCGCAATACCCCGATAGAGGCGCCGATGATCGCGCGGTCATTTTCACCCTTGCCACCTCAGCGGACTCGGTGAACATTGCGTAAACCTTGTGGGGGGGGTTATCGTGAAAAATAAGAATCGTCTTCGCGAGCAGGTCGTCATTGCGGCGCTGCTCATTTTGACAGCATGTGCAGAGCAAAAGGCGCCGGACAATAACGCCGCAGGTAGCGCCGCGGGCAGCAGCCAGGACGTTGCGGCCGCGGCGCCGGCGACGACGCCTGATGGCCGGTCCTATGCCTCTGCACAGACCATGTTCGAAAAATTCAAGAACGGCGTCCTGTATTGCTATGCCCCTGGGGTCGGCGACAGTTGCGAGAGCGTGCAATATGCGGAGACCGTGGTCGGCCCTACGCAAGTGAACACGATGGCGATCTATAAGTGGAACGACGTCGAGAAGCAGGTCATGCGGCACCAGCAAAAGCTGAAGGGCGATGCGATCTGTGTGACAACCGACGAGTGGTCAGTCGAGCGGGCAAACTATTACACCTCATTCGACAATGTGGCAAAAATTCAGTCGACCGACATCAGCGCCGAGCCTGACGGTCTCGAGCGGTGGCGCAAGGATTTGCGGGAGCGTTGGAGCGGCATCATGGGCCATGAATTCTGTTATCGCTATGCGCTGCGACGCGATGAAAAAGGCGAAACGCACGGTGGCGAGTTTGAGGAGTTCAAATTCTCCGGCGGCGTTCTGCAGCCCACTGAAGAACCGGTTTATCTCAACACCTATGAACACAAAGACTTGGGAAATCTGACGCTGCGGCCACAGAATTAAGCGCGCGGGCCGGCGGCCCAGAGACGTCGGAGGGAGAATCATGACGACAGCTGTGTCTTGCAAGCTTTGTTACGGGAATGGATACCGGTCGTCTGGATCGATTTGCGAGGGCTGCGGTGGAGCGGGGTCTGTACACGTCCTCGAGCCCGCCACACCCTGCAAGCTGTGCTATGGCAATGGGTACAGATCGTCGGGATCCGTTTGCGAAGCCTGTGGCGGCTGCGGCTATGCGGGCCGCATTGGCGGATCAATCGCTGCGCCAGCAGCAACTGCGGTACCGGGGCAAATTCTCGCTACCGTGGATAATTCCGAGATTCTGACGGAGCTGCGGGCGATCAGAAGCGCCACCGCCAACTCTGCGCAGCAGATCGCGGAGATGAGCTCAATCGCCTATTTTGTCGGCGTGTTCATATCGATGGGCATGAACTTCGCCATCGGAAACGGCTTGGGCGCGCTGCTGATCTGCTGGCTATCGTGGTTGAATGTCGGATTTGTCGCCGTCGGCCTAGCCACTGGAACTTACGTGAATCCGACCGCTGGCAGTTAGGCTGCCGGTCCGCATCGAGCAGAAAGCGACGAGTTGCACGTTTGGGATGTTCCCAATCTGTTCTCTTTGGCGTTATGTGAGCTGACGAGCCAGGGAATCTGATCATGCTGCTGCCAATCGCGCAGCCGGTCCCGCTCGCCGACATGGCGCCGGGCATCCGGTTCAAGCCGATCGGCGTGGCGGGAGCCGGCTTTCCAAGCCCCGCCCAGGACTGGGAGGAGGATGCCATCAATCTGGCGGAGTTGCTTCGGCTCAACCGGGCCGGGAGCTTCGTCTTCCGCATTGATGGCTCCAGCATGATCGACGCCGGCATTTCCGACCGCGATGTCGTCGTGGTGGATCGCGACGTGACGCCGCGCAACGGCCATATCGTCATCGCGATCGTCGCCGGTGGCTTTGTGTGCCGCCAGCTCGTCTATCGCGGCGGCGTGCCCTATCTGGAAGCGCGCAACAGCCGGCAGAGCTATGCCAATCACGTCGCCGACGAATCGACGGAGATATGGGGCGTGGTGCGCGCCGGCGTGCGCGATTATCAGCGGTGAGCTGGGCGATCGTCGACGTGGAGAACATGTATGTCTCCAGCGAGCGGGTGTTCGACCCGCGCCTGCGGCGGGTGCCGGTGATCGTCCTCTCCAACAATGACGGCTGCGCGATCGCGCGCAGCGCCGAGGCCAAGGCGCTGCACATCAAGATGGGCGATCCGGTGTTCAAGATCCGCGACGTGATCAAGCGGCACGGTATCGAGCTGCGATCCTCCAATTACGAGCTCTATGCGGACATGAACCGCCGGTTCAACGCGGTGATCGGCGAGCATAGCGACCTGGTGGAGATCTACTCGATCGATGAGAGCTTCTATCAGCTGCCGACGCTGGCCGACGGCCGCGGCGATGTGGCGGCGGCGCACGCGCTGCGCGCCGCGATCCTGCGCACGGTGGGCCTGCCAACGCGGATCGGCCTGGGGCCGACACGCACGCTCTCCAAGGTGGCCAACGCACTCGCCAAGGCCACGGAGAAGATATGGGGCGGCGTCTTGGATCTGCACGATACCGAGCTGCGCGCGCGGCTGTTTGCGCAATGGCCGGTGACGGAGGTGTGGGGCATCGCGCGGGCGCTGGCGGCGCGGCTGCAGCCGCTGGGCGTGCGCACCGTGGCCGATCTGGTCGCCCTGCCCCCGGCGGTGTCGCGCTCGGTTGGCACGGTCGTGCTCGAGCGCCTGGTGCTGGAGCTGAACGGCATCGCCTGCGACGACTTCAAGCCCGAGCCGGAGGCGCGCAAGGCGACCGCCGTGACGCGCCAGTTCGGCGCGCCGGTCACTGATCTGAGCGAGCTGCGCGAAGCCATGGTGCGGCGCGCGGTACGCGCGGCAGAGAAGCTGCGGGAGCAAAGCCTGATGGCGACGCGGCTGATCGCCTTTGCGCATGGATCGCGGTTCCGCGCCAATGCGCCCTCGGCGAGCCGGCAGACGCGCCTGTCGCCCCCGAGCAACGATCCGCGCATCATCGCCGCCCTCGCCGGCAAGATGATGGAGGCGATGCATCAGCCGGGTGCGGTCTATACCAAGTGCGGGGTGTTGCTCGAGGAGCTGGTGCCGGAAGGGACAGGCCAAGGCGATCTGTTCGTCCAGGCCGATCCGCGCGCGCGGGGCCTGCTGGCGGCGATGGACGGGCTCAACGACCGGTTCGGCCGGGGCACGATCCAGCTGGCCGCGCAGGGTTTTGGCGGGCGGAGCTTCGACACCAAGCGGGGGCAGAAGAGCCCATCATGGACGACGGATATTCGGCAGATCCCGGTGGCGCGGTAGAGCGCATGTCGGTCATTCGGTCTGGTTGGCAGCGTCTGCCGCTTGTTGAAGTTTCCTGCGTCGGCGGAACGCGAGGAGCGTGAGCGGGCCGCCGACTGCAAATCCTAACATGAAGCTCTCGATAAATGTCTTGCCGGGGGTCCTTGATTTACTGAACTCCGACATGCGCTTCAGATAGCCGAGTTGCTCTTGCTCGCTCAGGATCACGCCATTTTTGTCGGCGGCGCTGATGATCAACCAGTGCTTTTTATAGTCTACCAAGGTCAGTTTGACCCGTAGCGGAAAACGCTCTCGTGGAAGGCAATCGGTGTCTCTCGTGCGCGGTCGCGCGGCCTCGCAGCTTACTCGCCGAGTACCATTGGGCATAGTGAGCTGCATCCAGCGGCTCGGAATTCCGATGTCGTCTACCACCCCTTCCCGCACGAAGCGCGGCGCCGACCGGGCAACATCGTACATGTCCGCCCGGTCATTGCCAGGGTCGAGATAACCAATCGAGGCGAAGAGCAAAGGACCCCATAGCCACCATGTTGCGAGCCAGCGCTTGTTCCAAGCAGAGAACTTACCCACTCCGCTGCGGAAGCCGGACCAATCCAGAGATTTCAGTTTCATCTGCCCCGATCTGCGCGACGCGCCGAACACCCCGGCTCGGGAATACAATCTCGGCCGCCCAGCGCAAGCCGACGTCACGCCGAACATCGCGCGCAACCTCTTAACTTCCTCGCATTTTTTGCCTGTTCCCTTTATGTCTACAGGCGGAGGGTGAGGTTCCACTATGCACGATGTTCCCCGGCTCTCGCCCATGATGGCGAGCCGCAAGCTGCAGGCGCTCGCATTCATCGAGCAGTTCTTTGCCGCGCGCGGCATCGGCCCCAGCCTGTCCGAGCTGGCCGCTGCGCTGAACTCGAACCGATCGCGGGCTCAGGGGCATGTGCGCCAGCTCGCGCGTGAAGGGCGCATCCGGTACTTCCCGGGCGTGCCGCGCGGCATCCGCCCGATCTCGGCCGAAGAGGAAGCGCTGCGCCGCCTGCAGGCGGCCGGTTATGTCGTGACAAATGCGGGCCTGCTCCCGCCTGCTGTGCTGGACCATGATCCGAGCCGGCATGGCAAAACGCAAAAACAGGAATCGAGCGGCACTGCGCCTCACGCCCGGCACTGAGCAAAAGACGCGCAGCAAGCTGGAAAAAACGCTCGACGCGCGCGCGGCGGCAATCAAGGTAGCATGGGCCGCGCGGCATCCCGAACGCGCCGCCGAGGAGCGCCGGCTGCGCAAAGCCAATCTCGCGGCGCGGGCGCGCTGGGCGCACAAGCGCAACGGCACGCCAGAAACCCACGAACATGCGAGCCGCGTGCGCCAGGGCGCGCTTGCGCGGCTGTACATGAGCGGCGCCATCGATGCCGAGCTGCTCGCGGCCGGCACCGAGATCGCAGCCGCCTCAACGCTCATCATGCGCGATGTGGCGGTGCGAACAGCCAGCCTCGAAACCCGGATCGACAACAGCCCGCATGGGGAGGTGTTCCACGAGGCGCTCGGCCGCGTCTGGATGGAGGCTGCCTATAGCCAGTGGCGCGCCGATCCGCGCGTGCATGGCCCGCTGATGCTGAGCGTGGTGCATGAGGACCTCGGCATCGCGGCTGCAGCTGCGCGGCACCACATGGCGGCTCGGCGTGCCCGGGCGCTGGTCGTAGCGGGCCTGCAGATCTGGATCGACATGTTCCGACAGACCCGGCGCGAGATCGACGAGGAAGCGCTTGCGCGTGCGCAGGCGGCGATCCTGTGACCGAGCGACGCGGGCACCTCGGCCCGGATCTCGACCTGGGCGAGCCGCAATGGGCGGTGTGCTTCGGCGATGGGGAGGCGCACTGGTATGTTGTTCACAGGGACAACGCCCACCGCGTCGTCACGACGTGCGGCCGGGCAATCATCAAGCCCCTGCTCTATCACCCGGGCAGCTTCCCGCTGTGTCGGCATTGCGCCTCGCGCCATCGGGCGCCCAGTCGGCGGTTTCTGAGCAATGGCGTGATCGACTGGTTGAGTAGGCCGGCGGCGCCATCGTGGGCAGATCGTGCGATCAGCGCACCGCGGCGCCCAAGGTAATTACACGGCCGGGAGCCTATGCGGCGTCTCGTTCGCAGTGGTTGAGCACGTAGATTTTCTCCAACTGGCCCGCGCGGTAACCTAGCTTCACTTGCACGCGTAGAACGCCTTTCACATTTGCTGCCTCGGTGTACGCGTTGGGTACAATGTCAAAAGCTGGATCTCGCACGTCGGCCGACAGATAGGTGCCTGGGGCGTCTGGATTCTCGACATTCAGCTTTTTCGTGTGGTGGACGAACCCGTCTATTCTTAGCTCCGTTTCCTGTAGTTCCGTGACTTCGAGTTCTCCTTTCGCGCGAATCGCATCGGCAGTAGGTAAATCGATCACGAACGGTGGCAAGGACGCGCCCAGCAACTCAGCGCGGTCGACCGAGGGGCCGATCGGAGCCACGGCTTTAATTGCCGAAGGCACGAGCCGCGCCGTGAGCGCGAAGAGCTGATCCCGCCATGCAGCTTCGTGTTCGAGCCAGCGTGCTTCGCTTTGAGCCTTTGCAGCCAGCTCCTGTTCTCTAGCTCGTGATAATGCATCGAGCGCCATCGCTGCCTCGTTTGTTCTGCCCGACAACTTTGCAAACACGTAGGTGAGCCAGCCGCCGACAACCTCAGTCGCCCCTGTTTGCAAGAGCCACCACCCGAAAGGCAAAAGCCCGAGTGATTGCGCGATCTGAAATGGGATCTCAGTCGAACCAATCGCAGGCCCTTGAGCCTTAACAACCAACTGATGGCGTTCACGGCGCCTCGGCAGGCGGTCGTTGCCCATGAATATAAGACCATCCGAGATGATCTTTTCAAAGCCGATCAGTGAAAGGCCAAGCGCTCGCATCTCGATGGTGTGACTTATTGCATCCCCACCGTCGTATTTTATGACTAACTGCCCCTCGACCATAGCAATCCCCCTCAACTTCGAATGCTACGTTGGTGTGGGGAGGCATGTCAAAAACGTAAAGCTGCGATGGCGGCAATCATCTCGAGGTATAGGAATCACCTAGCCTCGATGCGGATCCGCAATCCTAGCGCCGGCAGCACCTTCAGCATCGTCTCCAGCGTCGGGTTTCCCTCGGCGCTGAAGGTGCGATAGAGCTGCTGGCGCTTGATGCCGGTTTCGTTCGCCAGCTCGCTCATGCCGCGCGCGCGGGCGATGATGCCGATGGCGCCGGCGATGACCTTCGCGTCTCCGGTGGCGAGCGCATCGGCCATGAGCTCGGCCTGGTCCTCGGCCTCGGTAAGATGCTCGGCCGCATCGAAGCGGCAGCATCTTCGTCCTCCAGCCATGACTATTGCCCGTTTAAGCCGTTAGCACGTCTCATAGCCGTGCGTCGGGTCAGGCGACATCGCACCAAAGCCCGTATATTCTGCGATTCTTTTTGCAATCGAGTTAGCGCGGGCTTCATTGGCAGCAAATTCCGGACTCTGCGGATATGACGCCACAAGCTGCTCCTGAGTTTGGCCTGGGTTCTGCGCCACATATTGCTGCCAGAGCTGGTTATTATATTGCTGCATACTGTTCAAAGAATGAGCAACTTCGTGTGCGACAAGATAAAGCGCGCCGTTTGGCAAATCGGTGTACAGCTTCGCCATTTGCGCGTTGATTAGTACGGGCACATTATTGCCGTCGGATCCGACATGGTTCTCGCCAGCTCGGCCCGGCCCGAAATTCGATGAGACCAGTCGAAAGTTAAGATTTTTGACATTTGCCATGATCTCGTTGAATGAGTAATTTCCTGAGCATGGTACGTCTAGACTAGTATTGGAATAAGCATTTACGCCAGATGCGCCGCCAATGCCGATAAGCGCATTCTTTATTTTCTGCGCAGTCACGACAATTTCAGGTGTGTTCACGTCATCATCTATTCGGACGTTGTCTTTCATCATGATGTCATTCATGACCAATTCAGCCCACACTAGCCCCGGACCAGCAGGAGACCCACCACCCTGAAAATCATAGAAGTCGGTCTGCAGGAAAACAGCAAACGGTCGGGCCGTTACGACGATTTCGCTTGGCATAACACTCTCCTTGTTTAACTCGGTGCGAGACAAGCCTAAGGTCGATATCCAAATACTTCAATATCTTAGTTGGATCAGAGTGGGTTGGGTTAACGGCGTTCCTGTGGTACGATCACGTAAAATGGAGAAATTGTGTGAGGCTTCAAATGTCGCTTGGACGAGCCGTTGCCGTTGCCACCCTACTGCTCTCGGCAACACCAGTCCTCTCGCAGCTGCCGCCGCCACCGGCACTCCCCCAACAAGCGGCGCTAGCAGGTCAGCTTGTCTCAGCGATCGAGAGCAAAGATTTAGCTAAGTACGGCGCCTTGCTTGACGACAATTTGCAAGTGTTTGAGGATGGCAAACAGATTGCCAGAAGCAAAAAAGACTGGATCGACCGTTTCGGTCGCAAGCTGACCGCCGGGGGCGTCATCTTTAGGATGACGCCAGGGTTTGCGTCCAACGGTAGACTGCTTTTCATCGAGTACTTTAATTCGATGGCAAGTTGGGGAAAAGCCACCCCATCTCATTGTTGCTGGTCCTATGACGCCGTTAGCTATGACATCGCCAGCAACGGTAAGATCGTCACCATCAGGCGCTTGCGTGGAGGCGACCAGAAGATCCCCGACGTTGATCGCCAGGCCAAGTGACTTGCAGCCAAACTCTCCAGAACTGAAAGCGCTCTCCGGATCTGATTAGGCGCCTCACTCACGAAGTGTTCGAGCCGTTACAAAAGCGGGCCTGCCAAACGGTCATGAAAGCAAGCAAACCGACCCCGCCACAATTGTGTCCGGAGCCCATGGCCGTATGTCCCCCCGGCCATGGGCTCCAACGGGGAACACCCATGTGATCAACCGTGAAGACGTTCAGATCGCCGCCGATATCCGATTGATGGCGCTCTCGCTGCGCAAGCTGTGCGGCGCCAGTCGCGACAAGGCCTCAGTGATCAGCTGCATGACCCGCGTGATCCGGGAATGCGACAACATCATCGCCGCCGGACCGAGCGAGTTTCACCACATCACCGCTGAAGCGGCTAGCGCCGAAGTCATCGCCCATGAGCTGCGCACCATGGCCTTTGGACGGGGTCGGGCTGAATTAGGCGGGCAGGCGGGAGGCAGGCCGTGATCGACATTGATAAGCTGCGGAAGGAGGCGCGCGACAGCCATGAACAGGTTGGTGTGACGCGACGCTGGCTCAAGGCTGTGCTGGTCGAGCTGGAGCAAGCACGCAGCCGCGTGGCTGCTGGTCTGCTCGACCACGATCCGTCTGGCGGTATTACGCGATGAGCGAGCTGGCCGATCCGATCCGCGTCATCGATGGCGCCCGCTATATGGTCAACGCCGATGGCGGGTTGATCCCCGAGAGCGTGGTCAAGCCGGTGGACAAGCTGCAGGACGAGCTGGTCCGCAAGATCATTGGCTTCGCCCTCCCCCTGTCGGCGCAGGTGGCCCGCTTCCGCCAGCACAGCTTCGATGATGTCGATGGCTTCGTCTGCCTGCTCGAGCAGGAGTATGGCGCACGTCGTGGCGGGTCGAAGGGCAACCTGACATTCACCAGCTATGACGGGCCTCTGAAGATCGTCGTGCAGGTATCTGAGCACATCGTGTTCGGACCAGAGTTGCAGGTGGCCAAGGGCATCATCGATGAGTGCCTCGTGGAATGGTCCGCCACTAGTGGACCGGAGATCCGCGCAATCATCAATCGCGCCTTCGACGTGGACAATCAGGGGCGCGTCAATCGCAATGACCTGCTCTCCCTGCTCCGCCTCGAGTTCGCCGATGAGCGCTGGAAGAAGGCGATGCAGGCGATCCGCGACAGCTTCCGCGTGGTCGGCTCGAAGCGGTACATCCGCTTGTATCGGCGCGAGACGGGCGATGGCCAGTGGCAGTCGATATCGATCGACGTGGCGGCGGGCTGAGCCGTCGAGGCTGCGCGACCCTCCCCCCACCCCCCCTCGCGGGTCCTTCCGGCGCAGCTGGCTATACGGGGGGCGAAGGCGCGGGAGTTGTCTAGATACAGGGATTTTCCCTACTTCATCATCCTAGGGCGCTAAACTCATGAATTTGGCTGAATATCGGCCAACTTTGAATGAAGTTGCCAAATTGGTGGGGAAATCCTCCCGCTGGATCGCCAACCTCCGCGCTGAAGGCGAATTGCCCGGCGATGGCGCCACGCTGACCGAATGGGTCCAGGCCTGGACAAGTTATCAGGTCGGCGCCGGCAAGCCGAAGGAGAAGGAGGTCAACGAAGCGCGCATCCTCCGCGCCCAGGCCGACATTGCCGAGGCCAAGGCGCAGGAAATGAGGAAGCAGCTGCTGCCGCGCCATGAAGTCTCGAGCGCTGTTCAATCCGCCTTTGCCCGCGTGCGGGCGAAGCTGCTCAGCCTGCCCGCCAAGTGCGCCCCTCTCGTCCATGCCAAGCCGACGATCGCAGCCGTGCAGGACAAGCTGACGGAGCTGGTGCATGAAGCGCTCCTCGAGCTCGCGTCGACGAAAATCGCCACCGCTGATCCCGACCATCACGTCGATGGTGGTGGCGAGCGCGGCGATGGCGGCCACGGTGGCGACCTGGTGGCCGGTCCTGACGCCGCCGCCGAAACTGACGGTCAGCCAGTGGGCGGACACAAACCGGCAACTCAGCGCCGAAGCAAGCGCCGAGCCGGGTAAATGGGACACGTCCCGCGCGGAGTTCCAGCGCGGGATCATGGATGCGGTCAGCGATCCGCTGATCCAGGACATCGTCGTGATGAAGTCCGCCCAGGTCGGGTGGACCGAAATCATCGGAAACGTGGTCGGCTATTTCGTCGACCAGGATCCGGCGCCGATGCTGGTCATGCAGCCGACGCTGGAAATGGGCGAGGCCTGGTCGAAAGACCGGCTCGCACCGATGATCCGGGACACGCCGTGCCTGACGGCGAAGATCTCGGACAGCAAAGCGCGGGATAGTGGCAACACCATCCTGCACAAGAAGTTCGCCGGCGGTCATTGCACCATCGCCGGCGCCAACAGCCCGGCTTCGCTCGCTTCGCGTCCGATCCGGGTGGTGCTGGCGGATGAGGTTGACCGTTACCCGGCATCGGCCGGCGCCGAAGGCGATCCACTCAGCCTCGCCTTCAAGCGCACCACGACGTTCTGGAATCGCAAGCGCCTCGCTGGATCGACCCCGACCGTCGCCGGCGCCAGTCGGATCGAGGCAGCCTTCGAGCTGTCCGACAAGCGCTATTACTTCATCCCGTGCCCCAAATGCGGCACGAAACAGCGGCTCAGCTGGTCGCAGGTCAAATGGGAGAAGGACGAGGCAGGCAAACACCTGCACGAGACCGCCTATTACGAATGCGCGGCTGCAGATCCTGAGACGGGCGAGCTCTGCCAGCACCACTGGACCGACGCCGAACGTTGGGAATCGGTCCGCAAGGGCGAATGGCGGGCAACGGCACCGTTCAACGGCATTGCCGGCTTCCATATTTGGGAGGCTTACTCCTCCTGGGTGAAGCTGGCCGACACGGTGAAGGCCTTTCTGGATGCCAAGGGCAACCCGGAAACGCTGAAGACGTGGACCAATACCGCGCTCGGCGAGACATGGCAGGAAAAGGGCGAGGCCCCGGACTGGCAAAGGCTCTACGACCGTCGATCGAGGGAGCTGGTGTTGGAACAGGTCCCGGAATGGGCCGGCGCCATTACCGCCGGCATCGACATCCAGCGCAATCGCATCGAATGCGATATCTGGGCCTGGGGGCCTGGCCTCGAAAGTGCCCTGGTCGACCACATCGTCATCGATGGCGATCCGGCCAAGGCCGAGATCTGGGAGGAAATGGACGCGCTGCTCGGCGGCGAGTGGGAAACCGCCTCCGGACGCCGCTTGCGGCCGCTGCGCTGGGCGATCGACACCGGCGACGGTTATTCGACCACCACCGTCTATGCCTGGGCACGAAAATATCCGCGCCACGTCATGGTGATCAAGGGCACCGGCAAGTTCGACAGTTCATCGCCAGTCACCGGCCCGACCTGGGTGGATGCCACGGTCAACGGCCGGAAGCTACGCCGCGGCGTGCAGCTCTGGACGATCGCCGTCTCGGTGTTCAAGTCCGAGACCTATGCCTGGCTGAACCTTGATGCTCCGGTGGACGGACAACCGCACCCGTCTGGTTACATCCACCTACCGCAGGGCACGAACGAGACCTGGATCAAGCAGCTGGTCGCCGAGCAGCTGGTGAGGGTGAAGAGCAGATCCGGTTTCGGCCGGCTCGAGTGGCAAATCACCAGCGGCACCCGCAACGAGGCGATCGACATGCGGGTCTATGCCCGCGCAGCGGCCTATGCGGTCGGTATCGATCGATGGACAGCCCGACACTGGGCAAGGGTTCGCGGCCAGATCAGCGAGCCGGGCGCAGTCCCGCAAGCAAAGCCGGCCGAACAGCCGGCCCAACCGACTGAAACCCCTCCAGCGCAGTCCCAACAAGGCAGCGACTGGATCAACGGCGGCCGCTCTGACGGCGGCAGCTGGCTTTAGGATTTGAGCATGGCCTTGCAGCAGAGCGATATCGACGCCCTCAAATCAGCGATCGCGACCGGCGCCACGCGCGTGCGCTATCCGGACGGCCGCGAGATCCAGTACCGGACGCTCGACGAGATGCAGCGGATCCTCCGCATGGCCCAGGAGGACATCACCGCTTCATCCTCCGCTGGCCGCCCGGCGAGCCGCACCAGCGTGGCAGGGTTCTGACGTGAACTGGCTCGATCGCTCAATTGGGTGGGTTTCACCCACCTCGGCGTTGCGGCGTGTCCGCGCGCGTGCAGCGCTGCAGCTCGCCACCCGGGCTTATGACGCTGCGCGGCGCGATCATCGCACCATGAGCTGGAAGGCGGGTGGCTCCGACGCCAACACCGAAATCGGCGCGGCCGAGGAGACTGTGCGCAACCGTTGCCGGGAGCTCGCGCGCAATAGCGGCTATGCGGTTCAGATCCTCGACACGTTCGCGGACAATGTTGTCGGGACCGGCATCGTTGGCGCACCGACCGGGCTGTCCAAGCGCAACCAGAAGATCGTTGCGGGCCTGTGGACCGGCTTCAAGGACGAGTGCGACTGGGACAACGACCACGATCTCGACGGACTGCTCTGGTTGGCGTGCAAAGCCATGGCGGAATCGGGCGCAGCGATCATTCGGTTCCGCCGGCAGCGTTTCGACGCCAGCACGACCCGCACGCCGCTCAAGCTCCAGCTGCTCGAGCCCGATCTGATCGACGTCACGAAAACGACCATGCTGGCGGACGGCTATATCGACCGCGGTATCGAATACGACAGCGAGGGGCGCGTTCGTGCGTGGTGGCTCTACCCGGGCCACCCGGGGAACATGGCGAGCTGGCGCAGCCGCGCCATGACCAGCGAGCGGATTCCGGCGAACGAAATCGTGTATCTCTATGACAAGCTGCGGCCGGGGCAGGATCGCGGAATGCCGTTGCTGGCGCCGGCGGTCATGCCGCTGCACGATCTGCGCGGCTATTTCGATGCGGAACTGGTCCGGAAGCGGATCGAGAGTTGCCTTGCCGCCTTCATCAAGCCCGGCCTCGATGGCGCCGACGCGCCCATCGGCACGCAGACCGAGGCGGCCCGGCCCGGCAAACTCGCCGAGAAATTCGAGCCCGGGATGATCATGCGCCTTCGCGATGGCGAGGAGGTGACAGTCAGCACGCCGGGCAGCTCGCAAGGGGTGGAGGAATTCGCCACGCTCTACCTGCGCGAGATCGCGGCCGGCGCCGGCGTCATGTACGAGCATGTGACCGGCGACTTCAGCCGCGTGAACTATTCCAGCTGGCGCGCCGGCGGCCATGGCTTCCGCCGTCGCATGGAGCGCAAGCAGTGGCACATCATGATCCATCGCGCCTGCAAGCCGATCGGCGCGCGCTTTCGCGAGGCGAGCCTGGCCGCCGGGCTATTGCCCACGCAGGATTTCAGCATGCGCTGGACGCCGCCCGGATTCATCTCGGTCGATAAGTACAAGGACGCCCAGGGCGACCTCCTCGACCTTCGCCTGGGCAAGGTGACCCCGAGCCAGCTCGTCGAGGCCAATGGCTACGACTATCTCGAATTCCTGGGGCAGCTCTCCCAGGATCTGGCCGCAGCCGACAACGCACTCGGTCCCGGCGTCCATTTCGACGGCGACCCCCGGAAGGCCGCCCCCAACCAGGCCAGCGCCAACAGCGACGGCAATCAGGACAGCGGCAAGAAGGCCGCCTGACCCCGGAAAGGATCGACATGCCCCAACGCAATACAGGCGCGGATCCCGTGCCGGCGCAGGAGACGCGCACCCACGATATCCCGATGGTCACCCGGGAGCTTCAGCTCCGGACCGATACCTGGAACGAGGCCGAGCGGACGATCGAGGTGGTCTTCACCACCGGGGCGCGGGGCGCGCGGTTCGACTGGAATCGCTGGGAGTACATTGACGAGGAGCTCGCGACCGAGCCGGCCAATGTTCGCCTCGAGCGGCTCAACAACGGCGCGCCTGTCCTCAACACGCATGCCCGTTACCAGCTCAGCGATCAGATCGGCGTGGTCGTGCCGGGCAGCGCCCGCATGGAGAACGGTCAGGGCATCGCCACGCTGCGGCTTTCCGATCGGGCTGAGGTTGCCGGCATCGTCGCCGATATCGCCGCCGGCATCATCCGCAACGTCTCGGTCGGCTACATCGTCCACACCTACGAGATCACCGAGCGCGACGGCCAGCGCGCGCTCTACCGGGCGATCGACTGGGAACCCTCCGAAATCAGCTTCGTGCCGGTGCCGTTCGATCACGGCGCCCAGTCGCGAAGCCAGACAACCGCGCAGGGCGGCTCCCCCTGCACCTTCCGCCGCATTTCGCCGGCACCCACCGTGGAGAATGAATCCATGCCTGCACGCAACTCGCAGGCCGGTAACGAGCCGGCCAACCAGAACGACCAGACCCGAAACGCGCCGGAGGGCGGCGACCAGGTCAATCAGAGCAATTCCAACCAGGAGCGCAGCAACGAGGATGACGCCGGCGCGCCGGCTCCGGAAGGGCAGCGCGCGGCTGTTCTGACCTCAGCGACCGTCCTGACACTGTGTCGCAACGCCGGCCTCGATGCCGACGCACAGACCGCCCTGGTCGACGCGCATGTCGCGACGCCGTTCACTCGCGCAGCTCTCATGGCCGAGCTTGGCGAGCGCTTCGTGGCGCGCGACGCCGGCGCCCCGACCAACGGCCGCGTGCCTGCCCGCGCGGGCAGCGGCGTGACGATGGTGCGTGCGATGACCGACAGCCTCGTCCATCAGATGGCGCCCAACGCGCAACTGAGTGAGGCCGGCCGCGAATTCCGTGGTCTGTCCATGTATCGCATGGCAGAGGAGATCCTCGCGCAGTCCGGCGTGAACACGCGCGGGCTCTCCCGCCTCGAGATTGTCGAGCGCTCGCTTCACAGCACCAGCGATTTCTCGGCACTGATGGGCGAGACGCTCCGTCGCCGGCTGCGCATGGCCTATGAGGAGAATCATCCGACCTATCGCATCTGGGCGCGCCGGGCGCCGAATGCGCCTGATTTCCGCAAGGTCGACGTCGTGCAAATGTCGGCCATGCCCGAACTGCTGCGGACCAACGAAGCGGGCGAGTTCAAGTACGGCACCGCCTCGGATGGCAAGACCAGCTATGGTCTGCTGACCTACGGTCGCATCATCGGCGTATCGCGGCAGCTGCTCGTGAACGACGATCTGCGCGCGCTCGAGCGGATCACCGTCGGTTACGCTGCAGCGGCCGCGCGGCTCGAGAACCGCACTGTCTACGCGCAGCTGACGTCCAATCCTGCCATGAACGATGGAACTCCGCTGTTCCATGCCGACCATGGCAATCTCGCTGGCTCTGGCGGCGCGATCTCGGAGACGACGCTCGGTGCCGGCCGCACCCGCATGCGTCTGCAGAAGGGCATGCAGAAGGAGGAGCTCAACCTTGCGCCTGCCTATCTGATCGCGCCGGCGACGCAGGAGCAGAAGGCCTATCAGTACACCAGCGCGCAATATGTCCCGGCGAAGGCAGCGGACACGAATGAATTCCGTGCCGGTGGCCGCACGTCCGTGGAACCCGTCATCGACGCGGTTCTCGATGGGGTCAGCACCACGGCCTGGTACTTGGCCGCGAGCAATACCGCGGTCGACACGATCGAGTACACCTATCTCGACGGCGCCGAGGGCGTGCAGCTCAGCTCGCGGCCGGGCTTCACCGTCGATGGCATGGAGTTCAAGGCCAGCCTCGACTTCGCGGCCTCCACCATCGACTGGCGCGGCCTCGACAAGAACCCGGGCGCCTGATCGGACGGCTCGATTGATCAGCGACCGGCTTCTCTGGCCGCTGATTTCTTTCCCCTCATATTGATGGAGACACCGTCATGAAGAATTTCGTGCAGGATGCCGAGACGATCGAAGTCCCGGCCCCTTATGACGTCGCATCTGGCGGGGCCTTCCTCGTCGGCGCGCTCTTTGCCGTGGCCCTCGGCGCGGCCAAGTCCGGCGAGCTCGTGCGAGGCAAGCGCCGCGGCGCGATCACCCTCCCCAAAGCCACGGGCGCGGCCTGGGCGATCGGCGACAAGCTGTATTGGGACAACACCAACAAGGTGCTGACCAAGACAGCCACGAACAACACCCTGGTCGGCGTTGCGCTGGCCGTGGCCGCGTCCGGCGACGAGAGCGGCCTTGTGCTGCTCACCGGCCAGATCGCCTGATCCCACAACGACTAGGCGGCGCCGCATCGCTCCGATCGGCGCCGTTGTTCTTCAGCCAGCGTGGAGATCGCCATGGGCCTGCCAACCGCCGGTCTGGCGACCATCCATCGCACCCTGGCCGATCCCATTACTTACACCGGCGCCGGCGTCGTGGAGAAACCGATCACCGGCATCCATAGCGACGTGCCGGCCGACACGTTCACGGGCGCCGGCGCCACGGCCCGACATGTCTCTTTCGAGATCCAGTATGTCGAACTGCCCGGCATTCCGGCCAAGGGCGACGTGATTGTCCACTCCACGGGACGCTGGGCCGTGATCGATCGCGGCAAGGACAACAGCGTCAGCGCGTGGATCCTATCGGTGGCGGCCGCATGATCGCCATTCGCGACCAGATCATGACCGATGCGGAGGCGTGCCTGCAAGGCAAAGCCGCCGAGATCGAAGTCATGCCGAGCGGCGATCCGATGCAGTTCGCTGCGCTCCACATTTACGATGACGGGCAGCGGCCGGACCAGCGCACCGAAACCGGGACGCAACGCCAAGGCATGACGCTCAGCATCGAAGGCTTTGTCGAGGACGCCGGCGGCCGCGCCGCGCTCACCCGCCTCAATGCGCTCTATGCCGCAACCGTGACAGCGATCTTTGCGATGGCCGACGCCTCGTTGCTGATCGAGGACATCGAGGAAGGCGACATGCGGATCAATCGCGTGCCGCTCGGCAGCACCCACCGCCTCGCCTTCTCGATCGACTTCCTCATCACATTCCCGACCCGCCGCGGCGACCCGACCGCAACCTGACCCTCCGACCAGAAGCGAGACACCGACATGGACCAGACGATTCGTCCGGCCAACAGCGTGATGCTGTTCAAGCTGGAAACCAATGAGGGCGTTGACGCAGGCCCGACCGCCGCGAACGCCTTTCCCTTCGAGGCCGATGGCTTCAGCTACAACACGCCGTTTACCGAGGAGCAGAGCAACGAAGCCACCGGCAGTCTGGTCAGCGGCGCGCCGTTGATCGTCGGGCAGCCGGCCGAGGTGACGATCCGCTTCCGGATGAAGGGCGCAGCTGCTGCATACACGGCGAGCGTCAAGCCGCCGCATCATGATCTCCTGGCCTCGTGTGGCCTGCGGGGGGTGTTCCAGGCCGCGATCGCGGCGGCAGCTTTGACCGCCGGCAGCGCGACCAGTGCGACCCTGGGGACGGGCTTTGCGACCACCGCGCAGCTCTATCGCGGCATGCCGCTGGTCCTCTCCGGCGGACCCGGCGACGGCCGCACGACCCTGATCGCCGATTACACGAGCAGCAAGGTCGCTACGCTGGTCGACACGTTCGACACGCCGCTGACCACAACCACGCAGGCCGCGATCCCGCCGAACTGGACCTACGCCGGCACCTCTCCGGCTGACGCGGCCGCACGGCTTACGGACCATCCATCGGGCACCCTCTATCTTTACGAGGACGGCGTGCTGCTGAAGTTCGTCGGGTGCCGCGGCATTGTCCAGGAATGGGGTGGCGACACCGCCAAGCCTGGCTTCATGACCGTCAAGCTCATGGGCGTATTCGCCGGGCGCATGGATGCCGCGGTGCCGGTCGTTTCGGTGGCCGCACATGCCGCGCCCATGCTCGTGCAGGGGGTCAACCAGCCCAATCCGGCCTTCCTCATGAACCGCAAGGGCCTTCCGATCGACCGCTGGTCGATCAACCTGCAGGCCGAACAGGAATCGCCCGGCGACCCGAACACCAATTATGGCTTTGGCCCTTCGATCCTCGGCAAGCGCACCGGTCGCCTCGAGTGCGATCCGAAAGCGACGCTGGTCGCAACCCGGGACATCCTGGCCGAGATCCAGAACTCAGCGGTCTACAATGGCGTGATCCGCGCCATGGGTAGCGCCAACAATCGGTGGGCCGTAACGCTTCCGCAGCTCACGCCCGTGGGCGCCCAGCCCGGCACCAGCGGATCCCTGCGCACCTTCCAGGAGCGTCGTGCCATGACGACGCCTGGCAAGGACAGCAACGGCCGCGACGGCGACTTCATCCTCTGTTTCTGGTGATCTCATGACGATTGTGACATCGACTGCGGCCTCTGCCGCCCTGCGCTACACCCCCGAATGGCTCAAGCAGGAGGAAAGGCCGCCCATCTTCCTGCTGCGCGCCGGTAACGTCCTCGAGCGCGAGCTCATGGAAGCCGAGCTGGCGAGCGAACATCTCGCCGGCACCGTCTGGCCGTGGGAGCTGGAGGACGCATGCGTCACGGGTTTGCGCGAGCTTGGCGGCGAAGGCAGCGAGGAGCTCATCCTGCTCGCCCAGACCGCCCATAGCGGCGAAACGATCAGTGACCGCGACCAAGCCGTCCTGTCTGAGGCCCTGGCGCTGCTCGCGCTCCACTGGCCGCCCTACAAGCTGCTGCTCGCCCAGCAGCAGCGCCGCAGCCAGATGATTCCGATCGTCGCCTTCCGGCGCTTCTGCATCGGTTGGGAGAATATCGCGACGCCCTTCAAGCGCGGCATCGACAAGCTGGTGGAGCTCGACTCGCTCGCAGGCATCCCGTCCACCACCCTGCGGGCCGCCGGCGCGCAGGCCTGGCGGCTACAGCATGGAGCGGTCGAACGAAAAAACTCCGATGCGCCCTCGAAATCCGCCGACGACCCGGGGACTTCGAATTCGGGCGCAGATACCCCGGCGGATGGGTCATCGACGGACAGCATTACGCCGAAAACCCTCGACTGACAGTCCCGCGCTGGGCGCTGTTCGTGGTGGACCTGTGGCTTCGCGCCCGCATGCAGACCGCCTTCGGACCGTTCGGCATGCGCGGCGCCGCGCCGCTCCCCTGCACCGGCGGATGGCAAGAACAGCCAGCGGCCCTGATGGACTGCTTCGCGGCCCTCGATGACATGACCGCGACAAAGGATTGAGCCCATGCCCTCGATCGAACTCAGGCTAGATCAGCGTGAGATCGACCGTTCGGCCGACCTGGTCGTGCGTGCAATCCTTACCCAGGCAACGGCCGCCGTCCGCGCCGAGACGCGCGGCCTCGAACGCGACCTGGAGGACCTTACGCGCGAAGCCGCCGGCGGCAATCTCTGGCGCGCATGGAAGAGCGCCACCTTCCCGCGCGGATCCCGCCTCGCTGCCTCGCCGGCGGGCGAGGTGTTCGTCAACGGTGGATCCCGCACCCGGGGGGCGATGACCTTCTGGTCGCAGGCGGGCGTCAACAGGTCCAAGGGCGGATTCTATCTCGCGATCCCAACCGAGCATGCCGGCGTCAACACCCGCTCCCGGGATCTCTCGCCAGGCGAATGGGAGCGGCGCAATGGCCAACGGCTCGTCTTCGTCTACCGCGGCGGGGGCAAGCCCTCGCTTCTTGTGGCCGAACACCGCTATCGCGCCCGCAACGGGCGGGGATCCCGCGCTGCTACATCACGCCGACAGGGCGGCGCCTACAGTGGGGCCGCAACCGAAACCCTGCCGATCTTCATCCTCATCCCAGCCCAGCGCTTTGCCAACAAATTCTCGATCGAGCCGGCCGTCGAGCGACGCGGCCGCATGCTCCGCGACAATTTCACGCGGCGCATGAACCGCCTGCGCACCGCCATCGATGGCACGCGCGAGAGCTGATCCGGAGGCCCCATGCAGTTCGACATCAATGGGCGCCTGCAGCTGAATGGCGAGGCGCTGTCCTCAAGCGTCAAGAAGCTGACTGCCGGGCTCGGCCCCGCAATGGAGGCCGCCGGCGCCGAAGCCGGCGCCAAGCTTGATCGCGCGCTCGATCCCGGTCTGCGCGCCGTCGAGCGCAAGATCGAGAACACCTTCAAGCGCGCGCTGAAGGTCACGCCCGACGCCGGCATCCTCGACCTCGATCTGCCGGGCCTTCGCGCCGGCGCAGTGGCGATGGAGCAGCAGGCGACAAAGGCCCGCGCCCTCGCTGCAGCGAAAGAGGCGCTTAACCGCGCCAGCGGGGTCGTGACGCGCGCTCAGCAGCTCGAGATTGCCGCAGCTCAGAACGTGGCCACAAAGTATGAGCGGCAGGCCCGTGCCGCGCGCGAGGAAGTCCAGGCGCTGGAGCTGCTGCAGGCAGAGCTGGGCCAGACTGCGGACGCCCAGCGCGATATGGCGCAAGCCTCCGGTGCGCAGCGCAACGGCCTCCAGCAGGTCGGCTTCCAATTCCAGGATTTTTGGGTGCAGGTTGCCGGCGGGACGAGTGCGATCCGCGCGGCCTCCCAGCAGCTGCCCCAGCTGATCGGCGCGCTGCAAATGATGGGGAATGGCGCGGAGAGCGCTAATACGAAGTTTGGCAAGTTCACCCGATTCTTGGGTGGCGGCTTTGGCGTCGCTCTTGGCGTTGCCATTCCCATGGTGGGGATGTTGGTCGAAGGGCTGTTGAGCTCGGGCGACGCAGCGGAGGAAGCGCGCAAAGGCGCTCTCGATCTGACCCAGGCTATCGACTTCCAGAGCATGAGCGTGCGCGACCTCATCGCCGCGATCGATGAGCTCGAGGCAGCCCAGCGTAAGCAGCTGGTGAGTGCGAGAGCGATGGAAGAACAGGCCGTTCGCAATGCCGCTCGGGCAGTCGAAGCGGCGAAGGCGCAGCGCGAGCAGGCAATCGCAACCCTCGAAGCGCTGAAGGCAACAGAACAGTCCAACTTCGCTGCCTTGACCGGCGGCATCGGTGCCGACTCTGCTCAGTTCGCCCTTCGCCAGTCGATGGGCAATGTTGATCAGCAGATCAAGGACCTAGCGAGCGCACAGACGAAGGCAGAAAAGCTGCTCCGTCAAACCGAGATCCCTGTGCTTCGGCGACAGATCGACGCGCAAACAGATCCTCGAAAGGCGGCGGATGAACGCCGGCAGGCTGCGCAGGACATGCTGGATCAGCAGTACCAGCTGGGCATCATCCGGCAGGAGCACTATGCTGCGGCAAGTACGGCCGTGGCCAAAGCGCACGACCGCGAGATCGAGGCACTCAACAAGAAGACGCCGGCGATGCGAAACGCGGCAGCTGCGACGCAGCGCCTGGCCGAACGCGGCGAGGACGCAGCGAAGCGGATCGCCAACATCACCGACCGTTTCACCGACATGCCGAGCGAGCTGCAGCAAACGCAGCGTGCGCTGCGCGAGCTCGACGACCTGGCCAATGATTTCGCACTCAAGAAGCCTCCGAATTACGAGCAGCTACTGGATCAGATCGAGAAGGCCCGCGATCTCATCAGCAATGCGCCAGGCCGCCGGCCACAGAGGGAGTTGGACGAAGAGCTCAAGCACATGGAGGAGGCCGCGCGCCTGGAGGAGATCCGCGCGCGGCATGGCGAACATGCGGCCGATGCAGCAGCCGAGTATCTGCGCATCGTCCGCCAGTTTCCGACAGCCACGCCCCAGCAGCTCGCGCCATTGCAGCAGGCGATCGACAAGCGCCGCCTCCAGGCAGAACTCAAGGATCTGGCCAACGAAATCTCGGTCGATGTCGGCATCCGCGTCGACAAGGCCAATGAGGAGCTTGGTCGGCTCGCCACCGAGTTCGAGGATCTGTTCAGTAACGGCGTGGACTCGATCTGGGAACGGTTTGAGCGGATCGGCATGGGGTCGATCGCCAAGACCGCTGCAGAGCTGGCGATGGGCAAATGGGATAGCCTTTCCGACAATAGCAAGGCGACGCTCCGCGAGATCAGCGGCAATGCCAGCGTGGGTGCGGCGACCGCGCGCATGGCCGGCGGCAACAGCCTTGGCGGTGCATTCGGTGGCGCGATCGGCGGGGAGATCGGCAAGCGGCTCGAGAAGCCGCTGACGGACGTGCTCGGCAAGACCCTCAGCTCGATAGCAGGGCCGCTGGGGTCGATCGCCGGCGGGCTGCTGGGCGGCGTGATCGGCGGGCTATTCAAAAAGACGCCGATGGGCTCGACCACCGTGACAGCCAACACCACGAACCCGGTGATTTCCGGCACCAAGGACGCCGGCGTCATCGATTCCCTCACGGGCATGTCGAAGGGGCTGCAGCAGAATATTCAGCGCATCGCCGACCAGCTCGGCGCCGAAGTGGGCCAATACGCCGTCAGCTTTGGACAGCGCGGCAGCTATTACCGCGTTGCCGGCACCGCGACCAATGCGGTCGGGAACAAGCACCCGTCACGCACACCGGGAATCGAGCTGCTCTACGATGGCGAGGATCCGGAGACGGCCATGCGGCTCGCGGTGCTCAACGCCCTGCAGGACGGCGCGATCAAGGGCGTCCGCGAAGGCACCCAGAAGCTGCTGCGAGAGGCTGGAGATATCGAGACCGGCCTGAGTAAGGCGCTGAGCTTCGAACAGGCGTTCAAGGATCTGAAGCGCTACACCGACCCGGTCGGCGCCGCGCTGGACGAGGTAAACCTCAAGTTCAAGCAGCTGGTGAAGATCGCCAAGGAAGCCGGCGCAACCGACGAGGAAATGCGGCAGCTCGAGCAGCTTTACAAACTGCAGCGCGACGAGGCGGTCAAGGCGGCCGGCGTCGCCACCGATGCACTGAAGGACTTCCTGCAGTCGCTGAAGGCAGGCAGCAATTCGCCCCTGTCGCTGCGCGAGCAGCAGGCCAATGCCCGGGCCGCGCTGGATCCGTTCATCACTGACATCAACGCCGGCAAGAACGTCGACACCGCCAAGTTCCAGGAGGCCGCCCAGACCTTCCTGCAGATCGAGCGGGACATCAACGGCTCGACCAAAGAGTATTTCGCCCAGTATGACATGATCACCAAGCTCACCGAGCAGGCGATCAGCGCGATCGACAAGCAGAACGCCAACACCGGTACCGGCACCGAAAACCCGTTCGAGAAGGCGATCGCGAAAAACAGCGAAGCGACCGCCAACATCCTCGAGCAGCAGAGCTCCATGCTGGCCGAACAGACCCAGTTGCTGAAGCAGATCGCCGGCGGCGGCGGCAACCTCGATGCCTGGTGGCAAGCCCAACGCGGATATTGACGAGGATCCATGGCCGCACTTCCTGAAGACGTCGCCGCTTCATCGCGGGCGGCGGCGATCGTCATCGTGTCCGACACCGCGCTGCTGGACCGCTTTCCCACGGCTCGGGACGGCCAGAAGGCGCCGGCCGAGGGCTATTGCGACAGCGCAGCCGACACCGAGACAATCCTCAATGCGCGGGCCGCGCTGATCGGACAGCAGGGGCGCCGGCGGTTCGCCGTCAAGATCGCCGCGGTCCTGGACGTCAGCCTCGATGGCGGCGTGCCCTGCTTCCGCCTGACCGATGACGAGCAGCTGGTCGACACCACGATGATAGTCGGCCGCCTCGAGATCGATCTCGAGGAAGAGATGAGCACCCTGGAGCTGTTCGGATGAAGGCGACCGTCTGCAGGATCGATGCCTGGTCGGGTGCGACGCCGACTACTCTGCGGCTTTCCAATGTCGACGACGAACGCGTCTGCCATCTGGACGGTGCCAGCTGGCGGCCGGCGATCGCGCGTCTCCCCAAGCTGCGCTACGATATCTTCGACGGTTCATTTGGCAGCCAGCTGACGGCACCGACTGGCGAGCTCGCCGTCCAGCTCGCAGCTTGGCCCGAATTGCCCGCGCTGGACCTCTACGATGGCCGCGTGCGCCTGTGGCAGGGCGAGATCGGCGCCTCCTGGAGCAGTTACACGCTGATCTTTGACGGCCGCGTGCGCGAGCAGCCTCCCAGCGGCGAAGGTGCCGTACCCTTGTCGATCGGCTGCGATGACGCTTGGCTGGATGAGCCCCTGCTCGATACCTATGCCGGCACCGGCGGCGTCCAGGGCAGCATCGAGCTCAAGGGCAATGTCATCCCCTGGCTGATCGGATCGCCGCGCTTCGTCGAGGGCGTCCTGATCGACCCGGTCGACAATATCTACCAGCTCAGCGGCGGCAGCATGGCGGGCGGCCAGATGGCGTTCGACCGCCTCAGCCGTCTCGGACCGCCGGCGGCCAACTATGCCAGCTTTGCCGCGCTTAAGGCGGCGACGATCGCCAATGGCGACTGGGCCACGTGCGCGACGCTCGGCCTGGTCCGGCTCGGCGCACCGCCGGCCGGCCTGCTCACCTTCCATGCGCTGGGCGATAATGGCGGCGCGCGCGCCTGGGTGCGCCGGCCCGGGTCGATCATCTATCGCATCGCCGAGCGCCTCGGGAAGCTGGACCGCGTCGTGGTTGCGGATCTCGACGCCCTCGATGCCGCCTGCCCCTACAATTTGTCCCTGGCGCTCACCTCGCAGACCACCGCCCGCGATGTCATTCTGAGCATTGCGCAGAGCGTCAATGCCACGGCTCTGATCGACTGGCTCGGCCGCCTGCGCGTGAAGGCGGTGCAGATCGGGACGCCGATCGGCACGCTCGCCTCGGATGGCAGCAGCTGGCCGCCGGTCGCAACGGTGGAGCAGATGTCGGTCAGCACGCCCTATTGGCGCCTGGCGCAGAAGGCCGCGGTGACCAATCGCGTTCACACCCTTGGCGAAATGGCACTGAACGACCCGGCACTGGCCGCCGCGATCGCGGCCCAGGAAGCAGCGGACGCAGCGAGCGTGCGTATCGGCCGCATCACGTCGGACGGATGGCTGACCGCCGGCGCCGACAAGCAAGGCCTCACGCGCGAGCATGACTCGCTCACCACCCGATTCACCGCCGCCTATGACAAGGCTGCGGATCTCGGCGTGGCAGCATCCGAACGCGCTACCGCACAGGCCGACATGGAGGCATTGCTCGACTTCCTCGAGGCAATCACGCCCGACTGGGATAATTCCGGCGTCGACAGCCCCGTAAACGGGCCGGAACTCGATGCGCTGTTCTACGCTGCGAGCGTGACTGTCGCGATTCTGGAGAGTGCGGTACGTGGCCTTCCGGGCGATCCCGGGCCAGAGGGGCCGCCGGGCGTCGACGGTTACAATACAGCGGTCGTGTTCCTCTTCAGGCGAGCGTCCAGCACTCCTCCTCCCCCGTCCACGGTCGCTACCTACACGTTCGCGACCGGTGTTCTCACAGGTCATAATAACGGCTGGTCACAAGAGCCGCCGCCAGGCGACGAGCCGCTGTACATGATATCGGCGACCGCACGCTCGAAGCTCGCAACCGATACGGTCGAGGCCTCTGACTGGAGCACGCCGCGCATTCTCGCCCAAAATGGGGCGCCCGGCGCCGCTGGACCTGCCGGCGCTTCGGCGATCGGCTTCGTGCAGGATGACCATCCAGGCTCTGGCCAGTTCGTCTCACAGACCTGGTACCGCCCAACGTCAAAACAATGGTTCCGGTGGACGGGCGGCGACTGGGAGCGGATCCTCGGCGCCATTTCAGCGCTCGACGTCGTCGCTGACAGCGCATTCCTCGGCAACGCCGTCGTCGTGAACGCGAAAATCGGCAACCTCGAAGTCAACACCATCAAAATTGCCGGGAATTCGGTGACCGACAAAGGCTCAGTCCAGATGGTGTCGGGCGTGACGGTGGCTCGCTTTGCTACGCAAACCTTGATGACGCTCACCAAGACGAAGATCGAATCCGCATCTGACCTCGACTTTGATGTCACGTTGTTCGTTCAGACCAATGACGATCTGAACGGCACTGTTGTTCTGCGCACCGCAGCAGAAACCTTCGACCCGTATTTCGGTTATAATGTGCCACTCTTTCAATATGTCGTGCCGATGCGAGCTGGCGGAACGGGCCCCGGATTTGGGATGCCGTTCAGCTGGGGCATCAGCCTGGGCGGGTTCGCTGCCGGCACCCACACGTGGCAGCTCCTCTACACGAACAATGGCGGCGACTTCGTCAACGCGCTCACCGTTCTGGGCGGATCCAATCTTCGTTATGGAGAGGTGAAAAGATGACACCGGAGCGAGAGTTCTGGCTCGTGTGGTCCGATGCTTCTGGCAGTGTCGTGAGCAAGGGACACGGCATATCAGGCGACTTTGGAAGCCAGCAGTTCACGGATGGATTAAAAGGGGTTCCGGTCGATCAGTCTGCCTGGATCAAAAACGCAAACTGGACGGCTGAGGACGTTCGCGATGCCTTGCTTGCACAGCTGTCGAGGCAATTTGCGCTGGAGGTTGAGGCCGGCTGTCCATCGCCGCTCGGCCGGATTTGCTGCGATGATCAGGCGCAGTCTCGCGTCGACAGCACCCTGCGATATCTGAACGGCGCGATCAGGCGGGGCGAACCGGTACCTTCCGTCAACTGGACGATGTGGGACCGATCGCAAGTGCCGCACAGTCTCACAGAATTGGAAGACATGGGCTACGCAATGGACAGGGGCTTCCAAGCCAAAATGGCCGTCCGACAAGCTAAGGAAGCTGCCCTGCGTGACCCTGGCGCGAGTTTCACAGCCTTGATGGCAATCGACATTTTCGTCGGTTGGCCGCCGAGCGAATAAGCCTCCGAAAACGCACCTCTGGCGGGAGCGATCCGCAATGCCGGGATCGCAGCGACCTGCCCTACCACCTCCCCTAAGCAAACATCGCGAGAACCGACCGATGAGCAACGCAATGATCATGCGGCCGCTGCCGGTCGCCGTCCTGAGCGGGACGAACAGCCTACCCGGGTATCAGCCATCCAATATCGCCAACGACTGGCTCGGCATGGTGTGGAAGGGGCAGGCGGCCGGGGCCGCCAGTCAGTCCTTCATCGTCGACCTGCGGGAAGATCTACCGGCTGACACTATTGCCCTGCTGGGCCTCTCCGGCGCGGCAAGCAACTGGCTGCTGCAGGTGAGTGCCGCGACCAACGCACAAGGTGCGTTTACCGGCGCCAGCCACGCTTGGCCGGCGGTTCCCCTCCTCGCCGGCAGCGTCATGTTCCCGAGCGGACGTGGCCGCGCCTATTGGGAAAAGCCCGCGACCGGACCTAGCGCAGCTCGCTACTGGCGCGTCACGATCACGACGCCGGCGAACAACACGCCGGTTACGGTTGCACGCGTGGTGATCGGGCAGCGCCTGCAGCCGGAGCGCAATTTTTCCTTCGGCGCCGCGTTCGGCATCCGCGATCACGGCAAGGCCGAATGGTCGACCAGGGCGGTTCTTCTTCGTCGCCGTGGCCTGAAGCTGCGCAGCACAGGCCTGTCCTTCGCCTCGTTGTATCGCGACGAAATCGAGAATCTCATCGACCCGATCCTTGCGGCGGTCGGCGCGACCGATCCAATCCTGCTTGTGACCGATCCGGATCCGCATGCGCAACGGCAGAACAGGATCTACTTCGGGCCGCTGATCGGCGACATCGGGACCATATGGGCGCGCGCCAATGCCGGCTTCCAGTGGCAGGCGAATGTCGTCGACCTGGAGCCGATCGGCGACGTCGGCGCCAGCTTCACCCCGCCCACCCCGACACCGGCGCCGAGCTGGACAAGTCCGCCCACCGTAAGCGGCGCTGGATCCCCGCCGCGCGTCGGCGATGTGCTGACCGCCACCGGCGGAACAATCCTCAATGGTGATCATGCCGGATGGCGCTGGCTCAGAGACGGCGCGCTGATTTCCGGCGCAACAGGAGTGACGTATGTGCTGACGATCGACGATCTCGGAGCGCTGGTCGGACCGCGCCAGCTAGCGTCTGGACCGGGCGGTAGCGGCTCCAACGACGGCAACCCTGTCGGGCCGGTCAACCCCACGGTGCCGGCGGTCATTTCCGGGCTTGCTGCGGCGGCAGGCAATGGCCAGGCCGTGCTTTCCTTCGACGCGCCTTCAGATGGCGGGTCGCCGATCACAGACTATGTCTATCAGTACAAGCTCGCCGCTTCGTCGACCTGGACGACATTCGCAGATGGCACTTCCGGCGTCACGGGAGCCACAATCACCGGCCTAGCGAACGGACAGGCGTATAATTTCCGCGGCGCAGCAGTGAACAGTGTCGGCCAGCAGACCACGTGGTCGAACGTCGCCAACGCTACGCCCGTTGCGCCCGTTGCGAGCTATACGGCCGGGTTCATTCTCTCTCAGTTCCCGGCCTATGACGACAAGCGCATCTATCAGCGCACCACGACAGCGGGCGGCGGCCAGGGCAAGGGCGCGGGCACGATCCGCGTGCCGTTGTCCGGCACGGTGACGGCGGGTACGATCGGTGCGCGCATCCGCTCTGCGGCTGACGGCACGACGATCCTTCAAGCCGAGTGGACGGCCGGCACCATCGCCAACGGTGCCAGCTACATCGACGTGAGCGGTATCGACGCGCGCCTTGGGTGGTTTTTCGTCGATCTCAAAGGCGCCGACGGCAGCTGGCAGCTCGGCAGTGTGCAGGTGGGCATGGGACGCCTTGTCGGCGGCGCGGGGCAGTCCCTCATGGCGCGCATGCTCGGACGGCAGGACGGCCAGTCAGCAACCTATGCATCGCTCGGCGTCACGATCGATCCGAACACCGCTGTGCTGGCATCCTATTCGGAGGGCAACAGCTATATGCCTGCGCCCGCAACCGCGCCCTGGCAGGTTCCGGGCGACTTCGCCAACGGCGCCGGCCCGAACTCAGTGGGCTGTGGCGAGTTCCTCCGCCGACAAGTCGCACTCTTCGGTGTGAATTGCGGTATGATCGGCCACAGCCAGGGCGGCACGAGTCTCAACTCATTCCTATCCGGCGGCGGCAACTACACGCAGTTCTCCGGTATGTTGGCCCGAGCTGGCGGCGCCTTCGAAGCCTTCATTTGGGGACAGGGGCATTCGGATGCGAACTCGGGCGTGCCGGCTACGGGGTATGCCACTGGTCTCGACATGCTGTTTTCAGGGATCTCCGCTCTCAATAGCCGTGCCGGCTATGCGAAGTACATCTGGACCATCCCGACCATCAAAAACTCGACGTGGGGGACGCCATATGAGCGCAACCGCGTGCGAAAGGGAGCGGTCGACTGGTGTTCTGCGAACAGCGCCACCTATGTCCACATGGAAGATTTCCAGCAGGTGGATGGCGTTCACCAATCGCAGGCTGGGGCAGTCACCATGGCGCGCGCGATGCACCGAGCGACCCGACCAGAAGTGGGCGCATCGGGCGCTAACGGCCCCGCCATTCTCTTGGCCTCGCGGAGCGGGACGACGATCACGGTCACGCTGAGCGATGTCGGCCAAAGCACGCTCGTGCTCACCGGGACGCCGGGCAACAGGATCAGGGCGTTTGTGGCGGGATACTGCGACAATGACGCCAACCCTGGCGCCAACGCCTACCCTATTTCGGCTGTCAGCGTCGTCAACAAGACCACCTTGTCGATCACATTGGCGAACGATCCCGGCGTGGGCCAGCTGCTCGATCTGTATATGTATTGGCCCAACGATCCGAACGATGCGACGGCCGACAACATTCGCGATGATCGCACCGATGGGGACGGCATCACCGTGGGCCGAACGGTGGTGCCCAATCAGGTGCCGGTCCTCATTGCCGCGCCGACACCGGGAGGCGCCACCAACGCGCCTCCCGGCGGCTATGTCGCTATTGCCAGCCCATTCGACCTCGTTCCGACCGGTGCGACATATGGCGCCGGCGCTGCAAGCTTCGGCAACGAAATGACCGGCGGCACCGCCTTGTCCGGGAACGGCAAGACGCCATACTTCTCGCCGATCACGGTTGAAGGCTTCTTCACCTGCCCGAGCCTGCCAGGTTCCACCGAGGTCTTGGTCGGCGGTTTGGGGTCCAACTTCATCGCCCTCAGCAGCAGCGGAAAAATCGTGACCGGCGCTGGCGGTCCCGGCGCCACGACGCTGGTGCCAGGGCGCCGTTACCATATCGCTTGGCAAGCTGGCCCGAACGGGCTCGCGATCTATCTTACCGACATTACGTCAGGCACAGCCGGCGTGCGTGATTACATCAGTGCCCCTGCAGTTCAGATCCAGCCCCAAGGCGGTCGCTTCGGGCTGCGAACCCATATGGGGAGCTTCAATCTGACCGGCGGCGCCGTGGACGAGTGGGCGGTATGGGAGATCGAGCGCTACAGCGGATCGTCCTACACCTGCCCGACTGCGCCGCTCTCACCCACCTCGCCTGGCCTTGTCGCGCTCTATCGCTGCGATGGAAACGCCAACGATGCGGTGGGGCGATGAACATGATCGACCGACACGACGTCATCAAGCGCGGCTTCGACGCCGGCGCGATCGCCACCGCCTTTGGAGGCCTTATCGAGATGCTGCCAGCCATCGCCACCAGTCTCTCGATCATCTGGATGGCGCTGCGGATCTACGAGATGGACACCACCCAGCGCCAGCTCGGCCGCGCCCGCGCCACGATCGCGCGGCTCAATGCCTGGCTGAGGAAAGGACGATAGATGGCAGACGCAAAGATGCTCGCGACTGGCGTGGCCAGCGCCATGCTGGCGATCGCCGTGCCCTTCGGGATCAGCTGGGAGGGCATGAAGCTCAACCCCTATAAGGATCTCGTCGGGGTCTGGACCGTCTGCGGCGGCGCCACGCACGTTCCCATGCGCCCCTACACCGAGGCCGAGTGCCGTGAGATTACCCTCGCCCAGTACCGGGACTTTGGTGAGGGGGTGCGCGCCAGCGCGGCCGGGATCGATCGCGAGCCTTGGCAGTGGGCTTCGCACACCACATTCGCGTCCAACATCGGGATCTCGGCCTATGCGCGCTCGAGCGTGCGGCGGCTGTTTGTCGCAGGGCGCTATGTGGAAGCATGCCGGGCGATGCGGCTCTACAAGTACGCCGGCGGCAAGATCGTCGCCGGTTTGGTCTATCGCCGCGAGGGCAAGGACCGCCGCATCGGCGAGTATGAGCTTTGCATGGTCGGCGCGGTACCAGCCGAGCTGGGAGGCGCTTGACCATGTCTTTCCTCATCCGCGCGCTGCCGCATGTCCTGGGCGTCAGTGCGATCCTGGGCGCGCTCTGGTGGCTCGATAACCGCGGATATGTCCGCGGCCAAGCCGACGCCGAACGCGAGCGCATGATCACCGCCGTCATGTTGACGCGCAGCGCGCGCGAGACCGAGCAGGCGATCGGCGAGCAGATCAACGCTGCAAGCGCGCGATACGAGCAGGGACGCTCCGCCCTGCAGGCGACCAGAACCATCATCCAGCCCACCGTCACGAAGGAGATCATCCGTGAGCCGCGTCTTTCCGATCCTGCTGCTGGCCTCACTGACGGCCTGTACCGCGAAGTCAATCGGGCCCGGGGAGCGGTTGGCGCCTGTGCCTCCACCCCTGCCGGCGGCATTGTCTGCCCCCTGCCCGGCGCCGGCGCAGCTGACGGACAAGAGCATTGGTGAACTGGCGCAGGGCGATATCAACGCGATCCTGGAATCACATGACTGCCGCCTGCGCCATGCCGCGACAGTCAACGCCTATGTGGCGGCCCGGCAGGCCTCGATCGACTGGAACCAGGCGAAGCAGCTGAACGGAAAGCCGCTCAAGGCGCCGGCGGCGCGTAACGGCCAATCGACATCAACTGGCTCGGATAAGGGGCCGCGAGACTGAGCGCATCGTCCAGATCGGTGCGGAGCCACCGGTCATAGTCCTCGGGGTGAAGGATTACTGGGCAGGCCTTCGGATGGATGGCGCCCACAACATGCGTCGCTGGGTCGCCCTCATAGCCGCAGGTGAGAAAGGAATAGACCGGATCGGCTTCGGTCGGCCGCCAGATGCCCGCAAAGGCAAATGTGGGCTGTGAGGGCACCGTGAACCAATAGGGGCGCTTCTTGCCCGTCTCCGGGTCCGCCTGGACGCTCCACTCCTGGAATTCATTGACCGGGACGAGGCAGCGCCGCGCGGGATTGGCCAGCGCCGATTTCCAGAATGGTGAGGTGTAGTTGCGCACGTTGGTGACCGGCTTGCCCTGGAAAGGGAAGCCCCAGTTCATCACCGAGAGAAGGCGCTCGCCATCTTGCTCACGCACAACGTAACCCGGCTTGCCCGCGGCCACATAATCCTTCTCGACAACGAGGCGATCCGCAGGATCCGGCAGGGCGTCAAACCGCGCGAGATAGTCCTTCAGCCCGACTTTGACGCTGTACAGATTGCACATTGGTGCCCTCCTACCCCCTGAACCGATTTGCGGCGCGTCGCCATTCGCTTTTCGGAGGAAGCGGTGGCTGTTCGCCAGTCGGGTCCTCACGCGTCAATCTGACCTGTATCTGCTTAGAGCGGCATTGGGTGCAGCGAAAATGTCGCCCGAGCTGCTTTAGATGATCGTTCCAACCCTTGCGCTGAAACAGCCACCAGAGAGCGTGGGGATCGTAGATCTTCAAATGACCGCAATGCCGACAACGGATCGTGACGGTGTACTGGAACGCAGCTGCCTCGAAAATGCAATCAGGGCCGGTGTGCAAGGGCATGAACGAATAGAGAACATCTAGACTCCGAGTCGGTCAATAGTTGGGGTACCGATTGGGGTATCGGCTCGTCGCAAAGCGCCGAAATGAGCGACCGGGGCGGAGGGGATATCCGTCATTGCGGCGTCGTGTTAGGTCAGGTCGCGGGGGACAGCACGAATGGAAATTTTGGTCGATATCGCATTCTTCCTTGGTTCTCGGCCCGCCGAATGGTTCAGAGCCGCTCTTTATGACTGGCAAACGCTGATCACTGGCGTGCTTGCGGTAGTCGCAGCAATTTTTAGTATACGCCAAGTAAGACAGCAAATCGATCAAACCGCTCAATTAGAAGTCGAGCGACGAGCAAGGTCGTTTTCTGCTGCACGGGCCAGAATGCCGGCTGCACTAGATAAATTGTCGGGTTACTGTGAGGAAATTGGCAACCTCATGATAACAATCTGGCCCAATGCCGGCATTCGCCGGCCTTTATATTTTTCATCTGAAATAACGATACCGAAAGCCCCGGAATCAGTTATCAACGATCTAGCGTCTCTCATTGAGACTACAGATAATGAAGCGTTTGCCGCTTTCCTCGCAACATTAATCAGCAAAATTCAGCTGATTGACGCGCGAATGCGAGATAGCCGGCTTCTCGAGAAAATTTCGTCGAGCAAGACGACTGTCTACGATAGAGTACTAGATGTTGCAGAGCTCAATAGCTTTGTTGACACCGCGTTCGCATTTGCGCGGCATGAAGTCGACGTTCCACCGGGCGACAATGAACCCTATCGGATCTCACTGGCACTTAGCCGGTACGGCTTTGATATGGGTGGCCACAGAGACTTACACGCCCGATGCGCGAAAAAGTTCATGCCTGATCACGCCTTGAACACAGCGCTCAACCCGCCGTCCTAAGGCCCCTTTACGGGAAAATCATGCTCACCAACGCAGCGGTCAAGGCCGCGCGGATCCAGCCGCGCGCCTACAAAATGTTCGATGAGCGCGGGCTCTTCCTGTTCGTCGCGCCCAGTGGCCTCAAGTCCTGGCGGCTCAAGTACCGCGCCGGCGGAAAGGAGCAGCTGCTCTCCCTGGGCCGTTGGCCCGACATGTCTCTGGTCGAGGCCCGCGATGGCGCCGATCGTGCGCGATCGCTGATCGCGGCCGGGCTTAATCCTCGCGATTGCGACGCCGCGGCGCATTCCGACCAGTTCGAGACAGTCGCCCGAGCATGGTTCGAGGACCGCCGCGGCCGCTGGTCGGCCGAGCATGCCCGCGATGTGATCCTGAGCCTTGAGCGCGATGTTTTTCCCTTCCTGGCGAAAAACCCCATCGGCGGAATCGAGGCCGTCCAGCTCCTCGAGCTCGTGCAGTCGATCGAGGCGCGCGGCGCCATCGAAACCGCGCGTCGGATCCGGCAACGGTTGGACGCGATTTTCTCATACGCGATTGTCCGCGAGCTCTGCACGACGAACCCGGCTGCAGCGCTGCGCGCAGAGCTGGCGCCGCCGCCGAGCGTGCAGCGGCACCCGGCGCTGGTCGACATCGAGCAGCTGAAGGCGCTGCAGGTCGCCGTCGACGCGCTGGACGCGGCGGTGCGCGTCAAGCTGGCCTCACGGTTCCTTGCCCTGACAGCCGTGCGCATCGGCGCGCTGCGCCTCGCGCGCTGGGGTGAGATCGAGGAGCTGGACGGCCCTGCCCCGCTCTGGCGGATCCCGGCCGCGCACATGAAGCTGACCCGCGTGCGCAAGGCGGACGCGGCCAATGATCATCTGATCCCGCTGAGCCCGCCGGCGGCCGAGCTGCTCCAATCGATGCGCAACCATATCGGTGATGCCAACGATATGATCTTCCCGATCGGCGCCGGCGCGATCGGCGATCTCTACAATCGGGCCGGCTATGGCGGCCGGCATGTCCCCCATGGTTGGCGCGCGAGCTTCTCGACCATCCTCAATGAGGAGTGCCCGACCGAAAAGGACGTCATCGACCAGGCGCTTGCGCATGTGCCGACCAACAAGGTCGAGGCTGCCTACAACCGCGCCGAGCATCTGGCGCGCCGGCGCGATCTGTTCTGCCGGTGGGCAAATCTGCTGCTTTGTTGACGGGGTTTGAGTGGTTCAGGCCCGGCCAGCGTAGGTCGGATGAGACAGCGCCTCCGCTGCGCGATCATTCACCGGTTCAACCCATGCGTGACCATAGGCTTCGATGAACGGCTCGATCTCATCTTCTGAGATCTCGTCGCCCCAAGCGAGAACTTTTCTCTTGCCGTCGACAACCGCAACGACCCGCTGGGTGCTGATGCCATCATAACCGAATGTGGACACGTCGCCGCTCCGAACCAATGTGGCCGTGACCTAACTCGCCGTTCGACCAATTGCCAGTCGATCGACAATCTTCGTCGCCTGTGTCTAGGCCAGGCGGGGGATCCGGGTAGCCGCCCGGAGAGCCGACGAGTAGCAGCTCGCCACGACCTTAGCTGGCCAAACCGGCCGTCCCGCCACCCGTGCATCGGGCGGGGCCATGTGGATCAACAATCGTTATGGAAAGCCTAAATTTTTGCCCCTCGGCCAAACCAATTGCGCCTTATATCGGCGGCAAGCGCAATCTGGCGCGCCGCCTTGTGTCCGTCATCGATGCTGTAGACTGCACCACATATGCCGAGCCGTTCATCGGCATGGGCGGCGTTTTCCTGCGCCGGCGCCGGAAGGCGCGCGCGGAAGTGATCAACGATATCAGCGAGGACGTCGCGACGCTCTTCCGGATTCTGCAGCGCCATTATGTCGCATTCATGGATATGCTGCGCTTCCAGCTCACAACCCGGGCAGGATTCGAGCGGCTGAAGAAGACGGATCCGTCGACGCTCACAGACCTCGAGCGCGCGGCCCGGTTTCTCTATCTCCAGCGGACCGCCTTCGCCGGCAAGGTCACCGGCCGGAACTTCGGCGTGTCTACCGATCGGCCGGCGCGGTTCGATGTCACGACATTGGCGGCCGACCTGGAGGCGTTGCACGAACGCCTGGCTTCCGTGACGATCGAGCGCCTGCCCTATGCGGAGTTCATCCGCCGCTACGATCGGCCGGCCACGTTGTTCTATCTCGACCCGCCCTATTACGGATCCGAGGATGACTATGGCGCGGCCGTCTTCTCGCGTGATGATTTTGACCGCCTTGCCGAGCAGCTCGCCTGCATCGCCGGCAAGTTCATCCTTTCCATCAATGCCACGCCCGAGACGCGCGAGATCTTCAGCCGCTTCACGGTCCTCGATGTCGAGACGACATATACGATATCGACGAAAGCACAGGCCGCACGCGAGCTGATCGTCGCCAATTTCGACATCAGCGCCAGCTAGCTCGCGTCGCGCGCGCCAGCCCGCCCTGGCACAGTTCTTGCCCCGCTATCCCCCTGGATAGCCCCCGGGCAGGCCAAAGCCTGCCCGGCCCCTCCGGTGCGCCGGAGAGCTGATTGTGCCTATGGGCGGGATCTGGCGTCGGGTTTCCCTCATCGGGGCCCCGCGAAGCGGGGTTGGAGCATCGAGCGTAGCTCGATTCCTTATCCCTTGTTCTTACACGGCCTGATTCTGACCGTCTGGAGGACTCGCACCCTCCAAAAGACGACGCATGCGACGGAACGTCGAACGAAGCCCTTCGTCGGCGATCGTCGCCAGCTGCTCGTCAGGCGTCATGGCGTTGAACTGGTCGAGGAATTGGCGCTGCTGCTCGGCACGGCGGCCTTCCTCGGTCGGCCGGCGCATGATGCGACGCACGAGCTCGGCCGCCTTGCGGGGCAGCGTCAGGAAATAGGCGTTGGAGATCTGCTGGACATATTGCCCGCCCGGCTCGGGATCCTCAACCGGGGCGGTGCGCCGGCGCCAGTCCAGGAAGCCTAGCTCCTTCAGGCGAGCCAGGGCGTTGATAACGGCCGAGCGCGCACGCCGGACTTCGGCCGCGATTGTGTTGATCGCATAGTCCAGGCGGCCATTCATTCGGCCTCGCCGCCGTAGCAGGAAGCGATAGACGTCCATCTCGATATCGCCAACAATGCCCCGGCGCCGGCCGGGCAGCTTGGTCGACCGCATCAGCTGCTCGAGTTGCTTCAGGCGGGCATTGTTCTCCGATCGGGGGAACATGTTCTCGCGCTTCCAACGCGCCTGCTCATATTCGCCGGCATAGGGGCTATTGCGGCGCACCGGCTGCAGCGTGCGGCGGCCGAGGCGACGAACGCCGGCGATGCTGGCGGCGAGATCGCCGATTGAGCGGGCCGTCAT